GATAATTAAGATATCTACAAATAGAATCAATAATAATATAAAAAATAATTAATTTCATTAAACCCCAATACGTTACATTTTTATTGAGTATTTCTTTAATTTCTTTCATTGTTTCACCTCTTACTGAATCGAGTTTCTTCTATTATAAGAGTAAAAGAAAAGGGAGAAGATCGAAAGACCTAAACCCTATTCAGTTTTATTATGCTACTACTTCATCTGTTAATTCTTCTACTTGCTCATCTTCTACTTTTTCAGCGTGAGCGATGAAGTCTTCCACAGAGATTTTATATTTTGCTTCGTCTTGTAGTAAGTCAAGAACAAGAACGTTTTGCGTTGGGAATGCTTTACGAATAACTTTTAACGCTTTATCCTGTTCGATTTTTCCTTCTTCCGTAATAGAACCAATTGCGACTACTTCTGTTCCTTGTAATTCCCCGATTACGATTTTTGTTGATGCGATTGTGCGAGTAATAAATTTAGCCATTTTTCATTTCCTTCTTTCTGATTAGTTTTTATTTTTAATTTTTAATTAATAATTTTAGTAGCAAGATCGAAACCTCTCAAGAGCTTCTTTTTGAAGTTTGTTAAGTTGTTGTTTTCTTGTTGAATTAAATATAACATTTAGAAAAAGAAAAAACAAGTACTTTTTAAAAGAAATTTTGAATTAAAATAAAAAGATTAAAAACAAGAAAAAATCAAGATCAAAACCAAAAGACAAAATCAAAAGATAAAAACATTACAATATCGTGAAACCATTTATAGCAGATTAAATATGGGTAAGAAAAAGAGATAATTAAGAAGAAAATACAAAACAATAAAAGATAAAAGGAAAAGGAATAAAAGATTTTATACATTTTAAAACCTCCATTTCGTGTTTCTTCTATTATATAGTAAAAATCAAAAAGTTCATATCTAAAATAAAACAACATATTATATCATAAAAATACTATTTCGTCAAGAAATAAATGTTGCATTTTGTCGAATCATAGTTTAATATAAATATCAAGGGAATGTTATTCCCAATTTTACATAAAAGAGGTGATAAAAATGGATCGTGAGAAGTTAGGTTCTTTAATGGGTGAATTCGAAGGCGCTGAAACAACTGAATTACGTAAGACAGAAATTCTTACAGAGTTAAGTGATGGTTTTGGTTCTATTATTGCTAACAATGAAAAGTTACAACAAGACATGAATAAAATCAGTCAGAAAAACCTTGAATTACAAGAGAAAAATTCACATTATGCAAATCGTATTGCTATCCAACATCTTGATATGGAAGATAGACAAGAAATTAAGAAACAAGAGGAAAAGAAAAATCGCAATATTAGTGATGCATTGAGAGGTCTTTAATCCTAACAATGAATGTAGTAAGATATCTATCTTATTTCAGATAAAGCCGAAAGGCAAAAGCGACTGATTAGAAAACGAAAAGAATGAGTGAAACACTGAAAGAAATTAATTTCTGTAAGTGGTTTGCGATTGAATTCTAGTTTTCTAGGAGCGTTGCTAGACAATAATTTAATAGAAGAAAAGAGGAAAAAGAATGGCTAAAATTAACATGAATGATGTTAATGGTTTGTTGGGTAGTGAATCTACAGCAGATACGTTAAACATGATTCGAAATGAAATTGGTGGAGCATATGCGTTAGCAGTTCCAGTTGCAGATGATCGCAACATTGGTGAAGTTGGTATTGGTATTAACTCTTTACCACAACATCGTAATGACTTTTTAAATCAATTAGTTGATCGTATTGGTTTAGTTGTTATTAAACATAAATCTTTAAACAATCCACTAGGTAAGTTCAAACGTGGAACAATTCCTTTAGCTTACACAATTGAGGAAATCTACACAGACATTACAAAAGCGAAGAAGTTTGATCCGACAGATGCTGAATCAACATTGTTCAAACGTGAACTTCCTGATACGAAAGTATTCTTCCATCAACGTAACCGCCAACAATTCTATGAACAAACTGTCTCACAAGCTGAATTAAAATCGGCGTTCGTTTCTTATGCGAATTTAGATAACTTTGTTACTGGTATTTTTGAATCTCTTTATAACTCATCTGAAGTAGATGAGTATTACTGGATGCGTGAATTAATCGATAACTACTATGAAAAAGGCTTCTTCCACCATGTGAAAGTTGAAGCTCCTACAAATGAAGCTACAGGAAAAGCATTTGTTAAAAAATTACGTGCTATGGTTCGTAAATTAACACTTGGTATGGGCTCACGTAAATATAATCATACTGGTGTGCATACTCGTTCTGAAATGGAAGGTTTACATATGTTCATTACAGCAGATACAGAAGCGGAAATCGATGTTGATGTGTTGGCAGTAGCTTTCAATATGAACAAAACTGATTTCTTATCTAAAATTACTGTAATTGATGAGTTTGAAAACCCTGATATCCAAGCTGTATTAGTAGATGAAAATTGGTTCATGTGTTACGACAATAACATTGAAATGACAAATACATATAATGCTAAAGGGTTAATATAATGGCTCTTGTAAAATTCCTCTAATTCGGTGAACATCTCAATGAGACGATACCGAGCGAAGCCTTACCGTAAGGAACGTGTAACGACTAGTCGAAAGACGTACATTCAAGCGAATGGAAACGGGGAACATAATTTAAATAATTATGAAGAGATAGTCTACTCTATATGGTGACATATAGCAGTTCATAAGAGAACGTACAAATCTTAGCGAGGTTTGTAGAATAAAAAGGTATATTGGAATTACTTCTATCATGTATGGCAGACACTTTCTTGCTCAACATTAGAAAACGCTGTTGTATTTAGTACAGCGGATGCACCGTCACCACAACCGCCAACTGCAACAGTTGCACCAAAAACAGCTAGTGTAAAAGCAGGAGAAACACAACAGTTTACAGCTTCAACAGACCCAACTTCAGCTACTGATATTACTTGGGAAGTTGCAGGTGGAACAAAAGCAGGTACAGTTATTTCATCTAGCGGTTTATTAACAGTAGATGCGACAGAAGAAGCAGGAGCAGACAAGTTAACAATTACATATAAAGGGAAAGTTAACGGAATTGATGTGACTGACACAGCGAAAGTTACAGTGACTGCACCCTAAACAAAATTAAATTAAAAAGGAGGGAACATTCAAAATGGCAGTTGTTCCAGTATCGGGAAGCATCGTTCATTTATTGAAGGGTGTTCCCTTCACTAATGATTATAAGAATATTCGTTTATTCAATAATCATAGTGAAGCATTTGGTTATTTTAGTAATAGACCTAGAGTTCATTCTATGACAGAAGTTACTTTTGTTGAGAATGACGGAAAGACATATGTTTCTGTTAATGCAAGCATTGATGAATTGCGAGAAGCGAGTTACATGATGTTCCAGAATACTGAATATAGTACGAAATGGTTCTATGCTTTTATTACAAAATTAGTAAGAAAAAACACAAATACAACTTATGTTTATTTTGAATTAGATACATTCCAAACTTGGTTTTACGATGCTAGTTTTAAACAATCCTTTGTTGTAAGAGAACATTGTAAACTATGGAATGAAGATGGAAGTCCAGTTATTAACACCATTGATGAGGGTTTAAATTATGGATCAGAATATGATACAGTTTCTTCTATTCATCATGTTCCTAATAGTGGAATACGTTTCTTGGTGATAGCAACACAGAAAGCAATTCATGGTACAAATAAAGGACAGGTTCTACCTAGTATTGTTGGGGTAGGTCAACCATTTAGTTATTATTTAGTTCCATTTGTTGATAGTGATGTTGTAGTGTGGGCAACCATTCAAGGTGAACGAAAAAGAATGTCTACTTTGATCGACACATTAGCAGGGCTATATAAAGACAATGATTTTACAAATAACATTGCTACGATGTTTATTACGGAACAAACTGGATTAAAATCAACTTCTAGTAAATCAGGAGATACATATGAAATTGTATTTAATGATGAAAATCAAGTTCTTGAATACGCTGAAGGTGGAGAAGGAGCAAAAATGGTTTATGTGAGCAATGCTCCTAAACTAGTAGCGAATTCAGTTGACTTAGGTAATAAATATGATGGTTACCGAAATGTTACAGAAAGCAAATTATTAATGTATCCTTATACCTCTTTAACTCTTGATGATATGCAAGGCAATAGAATGGATTATAAGAATGAATATATTACTACTTCTAACATTGTGTTAACAGCTAAAGGATCAATGGGAACAAGCAATAAAACAAGTTATGCTGTTGATAATTACAATATGAACTCTAGCAATGATTTAAAACAATGGTTGAATAATGAGTTTGCTATTCAAAATATTAATCCTAATGATGTATCAATTTTAACAAGTATGATTAGTTCTTTTATACAATCAAATAAAAATACATTGATTAATCAAAAAGATCAGATTATGTTTCAAGGTTATAGTAGTCTTGGCTCTAGTTTATTAGGAAACGCTCAGGGTATGGCTCAGGGTGGTAGACAAGGTTATATGTCAGGTGCAGATGCCACAATGGGAATTGTAAAAGGTGCAGGAAATACTGTTTTACAGTTACAAGGAATTGAAGCTAAAATCGATGATATTCGAAACGTTCCTCCACAGATTAACAAGATGGGAACAAACACAAGTTACGATGTTGGTAATGGTTATATCGGTACATTCTTGATTAAGAAACAGATCAAACCCGAATATCAGAAAAAACTAGAAGATTTCTTTAAAGCTTACGGTTACAAAGTAAATGAGTTGAAGTATCCTAACTTACGAACAAGACAAAACTGGAATTATGTTGAAACAAAATCTTGTAATATTACAGGAGATTTCAATTCAGAAGATTTAAATGACTTAAAAAATATTTTTGATAACGGTGTTACCCTATGGCATAACAACGATGTTGGAAATTATGATAAAATGAATGGGGTGATATAATGTTTAATCAGATAAGCCAATATATGAATCCTAATCAAATAACTGACCATAAAGGCGAACATTATTATTGGCATTACGCTAAATATTTATCTCAATTAACCTTTCAATTATTCGAATGGGAAAACTTACCTGAATCTGTTGACCCCCGATTCTTAGAAATGATGATACACACGAAAGGTTATGTTGGATTTTATAAAGATGAAAATGATAAGTTTGTTGCTACTGATGGTACAGCAGGAATGCAATTGAATCGTTACTTGCAACCAACTGTTTTTCAGACAATTTCAGCAGACCCGAAAGATGAAAAGATTAATTATGATATTTATAACTATGGTGATAATGTTGACATGATTAGAGAAAATAGACATGGTTTAGTTGTTTGGAATAACGATTTGAAAGTTCCTACAATGGATTCAGTTATTTTATTTGCTAAAAAATTAGCTCACACAATGGAAATTATTGATGTGAATTTAAATGCTCAGAAGACACCTGTATTAATCACAGCAGAAGACACGAATAAGTTTTCTCTTTTGAATATTTACAATCAATATGAAGGTAATGCCCCTGTTATTGTTGCTAATAAACACTTTGACCCAAACTCGATTAAAGTATTCAAAACAGATGCTCCTTTTGTTGTTGATAAGATGAATGACCAAAAGAATGCATATTGGAGTGAATTCTTAACTTACTTAGGGATTAAGAATGTGAGTATAGATAAGAAAGAAAGACTAACTAGTGCTGAAGCAACTTCAGGTGATGAAAAAGATAGGTCTTCAGAAAACATTATGCTTAAATCTAGATTAGAATTCATTGAAAGAGCTAAAGTTTTATATCCGGGTGAATTGGATGACTTGAATGTTAAGATGAGGGCTGAAGTTCTTGAGTTATATATGGAAGATGAAATTCTATTCAATGATAAGGAGGTTGAAGAAGATGGCAATGTATAGTGTAGAGTTAAGGAGATACATTGATAATTTCACAATCTATGAAAGACCTCAACCTCCCATAAAAAAGAGAATTGAAGTTGGTCAACCTCATTTGTTTGATTTTGAATATCCTTTCTTTGATGAAACAAAGCGATCTGAATTTGAAAGAAAATGGATTAGACGTTTTTATATGACGGAAATTGGTTTTGAGACATTTGAGTTATTTAAGTTTCATTTAGAAAACTGGATGAATGAGAAAATGCCGTATTACAATCAGAGATTTAAGTCGGAATTAATTGAGTTTGATCCATTAATGAATACGGTGATTGATAGAAAGAAAGACCATTCAAAGGACGGTACTACAAATATTGACACAAAAGAAGATGGTCAATTCGAAACACATACAGCAAACGACAATGAAACTCATGTAGTTGGAACTGGTTCTATGACAAGTGATGGTACGGTCGATAATAATGGAACGAGTTCATCCGAGGGTTCAGGTACCAAGAAAGGGAATAATTCTAACACGAATGATGGTACTAGTTTTGGTAGAAATCTAGAAGAAGATACTCCTGACGGTAGACTAGATATTACAACAGAAGATGGTTCAGGAATTATTCGTTATGCTTCTAATATTAAAGAAGCTACTGGAAAGACTCATGACAAAGAAGATCAAGTAATTGATGAGAATACGACTACGAATTCTAGTGGTAATACAACAGATAAATCTGTTACTCATGATGAGGCTACTTCTAAAACAGATACCGACAGTGAGAGTCATGACGTTGGTAAAGCTACAGGAACGAACGGAACAATTGCTAATAAGAATGGTAAAACAAATGAGAAATTCAATGAAAATGAAAATTATGTTGGTAAAATTGGAGTTGAAACATACTCCGAAATGTTAGAAAAATACAGAAAGACTTTCATACGAATTGAAAGTGAAATTTATGATGAGTGTAGAAAAGATTTATTTATGCTCGTTTATTAGGAGGAGAAAAGGATGACAAAGCCAGATTTAAAACCGATTCACGGTATGCCGGGATTCATGCAAGAATATTATAGACGTTATTTACCTAGTGCCTATGATCCTTCTATGAGTATTTACGAGCAAATGATTCAAGTAATTGAACATTTAAATCAAATGAATGTTATTGTTGGTAGTATTGCTGAACAATGGAATATCTTATGTCAATGGATTATGAATGACGGTTTAAATGAAGCTGTAAGAAAACAACTAGAGAAATGGCTTGAAGATGGAACTCTTGAAAAGATTATTAATGAAGAGATATTTCCTCAATTAGATACTTTAGTTAAAGATACAATCAATGTTAAAACACCGCCAAAACCTTTAGTTGCTTTAAAAGGCGACGGCACTGATGAGACGGAAGCTATTAAAAATCTGTTGAATGCTTGCGGTGATAGAAATGTATATTTCCCATTTGGTACTTATGCAGTGAGTGATGAAGTAGAAATTTCAGCAAATAACATTAACATTCAATTTAGTAAAGGTTCACTTGTAACAGTTGTAAATGATGCTC